CACCCATCTCCACTGTGGGTGACTGCTGAGGTAGGAATCGAACCTACCCTAGCGAAAAGCTAGTACCATGTTACTCAGCGAACCAATATCATGGGTCTTGAACTAGACTCACGGCTATGGTTATTGTTTCTGGGGTGGTTACAGTTCTATCTCGGCTCTATTGCAGAGAAGATCTCTCCCCAGATTCGGGCGGGAATACCCCGTGAATTGGCTCTTTGAGTCTTAGAATAGACGTTCTTTAGCCATTGGGAAGTATTTACCCCACTTATGCATGTCGACATAGCCGGCATCATTGATCTCAGCTACGAATGCAACTGGGTCTGTTACTGTCTCAGGTATCTCAAGTATGAGACTAAGCTTCTTAGACCACTCGATTAATATGTATTGGTCTTTGACTTGCTTACGAGTACCATCTAGCTTACGGATGATAAGAGGCTCTGCTTGCTCTACGAGTACAGCTTGCATGCCTTCTTTGATCTTCCAGCTAGTGATGTTCTTGAAGTCAGTAGTAGCTGCTGAAGGTAGCTTAGTAACCTTAACGGTTGACTTGATTTGAGATGTTGTCATGAGAAATAAACTCCATGTAATAAATGTGCTGGCATCCAAGCCCAGGCCAGAGTTGGGCAATACTGAGGGAAGGAGTCGAACCTTCCTTCACCAATCTCAGACGTACTTTCCCATGTCAGAGTAGTTAACGAACCAAGGAGTTCCGTTATAAACATGTAAAGCATAGATAATTGCTCCCATAACAAAGAGAGATGTAATAGGATACTCATCAAAAGCAAAAACTATGAATGAAATAATCAATTGGAATAGAGAACGAAGCTGTCTCATAGTAAACCTCCATAAGTAGTTGGATTGACTGTGGTAGTTAGAATAACCACTGCACATGTCTTTTTTTTCTATACACATGTACAAACGCACAAGTGTGTGGAGAAGGGTCAGGTAATTTTGTCCCCTATTTTGGTACTAAAAGGCCGATTTTGTACTAAAAATCCCCAATTACACAAAAAAATGAGCCAAAAACCGCAGTTTTCGACCCAGAATTGCTTTAAATTTTAAATATTAGTTATTTTTTGTCAGATTCCTTAAATTTTTTGCTAGCTTTTACGGCTTTTACGAATGCTTCTTCATCTGGAAGTTCATATGCAAGTTCTTTGGTAGCACCTCCGACAAAATCCCGGATTTCTAGAGAATCTCTACCCGCCATTGCCATATCCACAGCCTTAGACTTGATAGATTCTAATCCTTCGACTTTCTTTTTACGATCTTCAACGTTCATTAATCGTATCGCTAGTTGTATCCTTTTAATAATGCTATCACGACTAGATGTGCTCGACATAGAATAGCTAAAGATAGTAATTGAGAAAAATACAGGGCGTATGTTACTTCAACCAGCCGATTTTTATTCATATAGTCGTGCTACTGGTACAAAGCCTCCAGAGAATGACAGAGAAAGAGCAGCAGTGGCGGCTGATGTTATTGATTTCAAGCGTAATCAACTTAGAGCACCTTTACCTGAAGATAATGAGGGTAGAGATATAGGTTTAGTTGCATTAGGAGCTGGAATATTAGGAAGTATTATTGGGGGTAAAAGGATAGCTAAAGGTTTTGGAGGAACTACAACTCCACCTAAAAAAATTTCCTTCGATGTACCTCCAGAAACTAAACAAGTAAATAAAAGAGTTGCACAGAGAAACAATCAAACATTAGTAAAAGATTTAAACGAAGTAAAACCCAGCAAAATATTAGAATCCCCAACTGTGGTTGAAAAGGCTCCAGTTGAAACTGTAGAAGCAACACCTAGAAGAGTTCGACCACAAAGAGATGTACCACAAAAAGGAGGTCGTCTTGATCTATTAAAACAATCTGGAATAGAAGAGATTGAACTTGAAGCTCGTAGAGAAGCCTTTGCCAATACTGGAGATCAGAAATTTTTGAATCCAGCTTACAACGTATTAAATGTAGGTGCAGATGATTATCTTCAATCTTTTAAAGCAGCTGGTGTTCCTCTTGTTAAACCTCAATTTAGTCCAGAAGGAAAACTTACATCATATACTAAAATTTCTCTTGCTAATGTTCAACCAGGTGAAATAAAAAGAGGTATTGGAGGAGTAGATACTCCAACTGAAACAGTAGATAAAAGTATATTGGCTCAGGATATACAATTAGCAGAAGAGGGTATAGGTGTTAAATATTTACCTCAAGCACCTAAGACAGTTGTAGAAGGAGAAGATCTTGATAAACTTAGACAAAATGTACTAAGAGCAAGTAAAGTTGAGGGTGAACAGTTTGGACTTAAGAGACAAGAATGGACTAAAAAGTGGGATCAGTTATATAGTGATCCTGAATCTTTTGTAACTAAACCAAGAGAAGAATTAAGGGTTGTAACTAAAGAAGATTTAAGTATACCAGCATTGGGAGATCAAACATTTGGAGAAGTTTTATTAAAGCAAAATCCTGAAGCAGTGAAAGATATTTTGGAAGGAAAGCCAAGAGAATTACAAGTACCTTTCCAAGTTAATAAACAGAAAGCTATCGATGCTCTTGAACAAGCCGAGGCAGCTAAATCTCCAAATATAAAACAGTTAAGAAGTGAAGCTCTTGAATATATTGATACTGGAAAAGCATTAAGTACAGAATATCAAAAAATAGTAGGACCAGTTGCAGATAGTGCTCGTGTTGATTTTATTGTTGAAGATACAAGATCTTATGAAGTAGTACCTAATGTAAGTACTAAAGCTAAACCTAATATTACTCCTAGATTTCAAACGAAAGGACAACTTGTTGGAGGAACAACTGAACCTCTTTTAGCAGAATCTATGTATGCTTTGAAATATAAGAGTACTCCTCGTGGTCCTCAGATTGCTGATTTACAAGGATTGGAAGTTAAAGATATTAAAGAAGCAGATTTATTAAAAACAGCACAAGGAAAACCTTTGAAAGTTTCTGCTGCTGATCAACAGAATTTTGTTATGATGCAATCAATGGGGATAGACAATGTTGAACCTGTGATAGATCCAAAGAGCAATTTACAATTACAAGCAACACGTAAAACTCAAACAGGAAAATTATATCAAGCACCTTTATTTAAAATATCTCAAACAAAAGTTAATGCTCCTTTACAGATTCTAGAAACTGCTACAGGAAAAGACTTAACAGGAAAAGTAAGACTACAACGAAATGTACTTTTAGATGCAACCTATAGAGCACAAGGAAGTATTAAAAGAAAAGGAGGTATAGCTGATTATGGTTCAGTAGCTAAAGAATTAAATACTATTTTAGAAAAAGAAAAAGGTATAACATTACCTGTTTTACAGTCTTATGATAATTTTGATTTCATCGAATCTCTGGTAGGAAAACCTGCAAGTAGACCAGCTAGATTCATGTATGCGACTAAGAAAAGAGATGGAACATTATCTCGTGTTGTGAAAAATGAACAGGCAGAGTTTGCTAAGATGAATAATTTACCAGTATCTACTGTAGATTTAAGTCGTCCAAGAGAAGCTACAGATGTAACTACTTTTGATAAAAAAGAACAATATAAAACTGACCGTTTAGAAATGGCTGATACTTTTGATGAACGGTTTCTTGATACTGGAGCTAGGGAGTTAGGTTCTGCTAGAAGAAGTAGTCGCCCAGCTGATATAGAACAAAGACAAAAAAGAGCACAGTTTGAATTACAACAAAAACAAATAGATATAGAACGTGGAAAGAAGATTACAGGAACAGATAAACAAGTTCCTGATTTTACTGAAAATCTTAATGAAAACATTCAGAATATAATGCAAACTAATTTGGCTGCTCAGGGAAAACGTAGAGCCGCTAAAAGGAGAAAGAAATAAAAAATGGAAAAGAAAAAGAAGAAAAAGAAGAAGTTTATTGAAGACGCTATAAAACGTCCGGGTGCCTTTACTGCTAAAGCAGAAAAGAAAGGTATTACTACTGCACAGCTACAAGAGAATGTTTTATCTAATCCAGATGATTATGATGAGCGTACTGTAAAACAAGCACGACTTCGTAAAACATTGGTAGGATTAAATAAGAAAAAAAAAGATAAGAAGAAATGAGAGATTCACGTTTAGATCTTGGTAGGTATGTTACTAACCCTTTTAACAGAAGAGGTGATATAACTAAGCGTTTAGATTTTGATGATCTATTTACAGCTAGAGCTGGAACAGGAGAATATCCTTTTAATCCATCAAGGTTTGAAACAAAGGATTTATTAAAACGTGCAATGACTAAAAAGTTAACACAGAATCCCGGTTTGAACTTTGCTCCTAATACTCCATTCTTTGATGATAATAATAAAGTTACTCCTGACTATCAATTGTTTGAAGGTCTTGGAAGATTTAATCGAAAGATGGATTATGACTTTGAAACTGGTAGAGCATTAACAAGACAACGCCCACAGGATCAACCAGACTTTAATCCTATGTGGATGGATGCCTATAATATTAGTCCTACATTGAATCCCGGAAAAGCTGCTGATAATCCAATGCCTAGAATGAAGAATCCTGATCCTAATGGATATCTAATGGCTAAGGCAGAGAAGAGAGTAGATAGAGAAATGGAAGGTAAGAAATCTGTTGCTCAGTTACTAGAAGAAGATCCTATGGTGACTAAGAATAAAATGAAAAGAGAAGAAAGAGAAGGAACACAGACAGAAGAGGTAGATAAGGAATCACCCAAGTAAAATAGTAATTAAGTAGTTAGAGACATGAAATCAGCACCCGCATTTCTCGGTAGTTTTATAAAAGAGTTAGGACCTGCAGCAAAGCAAGCAGCTTTAGGTACTGGTCTGACTGCGGGTTTTGGTTTGTTAACTGGTGGACCTGCTGCAGCTTTGGGATATGGTGCTGGTGATTTTTTACTTAACGTACCTGCAATTGCTCTTGCTAGAAAATTTGCTCCGGGAAAAACAAGAATGTTTAAACCGTTAGATCCAAAAACAAAAAAACCAAAATTAGATCCTAAAACAGGAAAAGAAATAGTAGAAACTATACAAGATCCAAGCACAGTACAAAACATTGCTAATATTGGTGCTTCTGTTGCTACTTATCCCATAGTGGATCTTGTAACTCAAGGTAGATTATATAAAGATAGATTACCAACTCCACAAGAGCAATATTTTTATCCCGGTATTGGACCTTTACCTGAATCAGTAAGAGATCAACTTAGGGCACAGGCATAATGGTTAGAAAGAACCCTACAGTAGTTAAAACTCCAAAGCAAAAAGCAGCAGAGATGAAACTTGCTGGAGTAGGGACTTTTTTATCAAGTCTTCCTATAATAGGAAAACCTGTAAAAGCTTTTGGAACAGGTGTCCAAAAAGGTATAACCTCCATGATGAATGTGGAGCAAGATCCGAATAGAAAATATTATGTATCTATTTTTAGGGATCCAGATTTTAAAAAAGATTTAAAGAAACAAGGAATAAGTAGAAAGACACCTTTAGAGCTAGCTGGAGCATATACCGCACGTACTTTAGGAGATTTAACTACAGATGAAAGTCGTAAATTTTATTGGAGATTTAATCATCCTTTAGCTATCGCTGATGAAGCTTTAAAAGGAACTGTAGATCCTACCAAAACTTTTAATAAGTATGAGATAGGTCTTTTAGGTCTTGCAGCATTGCAACCAGCAGTAGCAGTAACAGGAGCATATGATCCTACTAATTTAGGTCAGTTAGGTAGACCAAAAGGTTTTAAACAGAATAATCCTACACAAGAAGACAAAACAAAAACAGCAAATCCTACTACAGAATTATTCCAAAGATTTGTTCAAGGTCGTACTGGTAGACCATTAGCATATGCAGATGCACAAAAAGAAATACCTAATTTAACAAAAGGAAGATATGCAAATTATTTGAATTTTTTGTATAACAATCCTGACCCTCTCGGTAAAGCAACTGGTGGTTTTGTAAAAACAACTAGAGAAAATTTGCAAGGTAATCCAGAAGCAAGATTTCTTGGTTATCCAGTATCTATTCCAGCAGTTACAAGTGCAGTTGGAGGAATAGCGGGAACAAGATTGGCTCTAAAGACTTCTTCTCAGGTAACAAAAGAAAAATTTATGGATACAAAAACAAAGAAAGAAGTAGTTCGATATAATCGTCCTCAGTTTGAACAAAAAGGATATGGAAGATTAATCGGAAGAGGATTAGCTGGTGGGGTTGCTGGTGCTGTTCCCGGAATACTAGCAGGTAAATTAATAAATAAAGCCTTAGCTAGATCTGAAAATGATAAACAACCACCAATGCATCCATACCAATGAATATAAGTACTGATAAAATTATGTTATATAGATTAGCGGTTTAAAATGCTCGGCGTATATGGTACTGGTACTACAGAGACTCCACAGACTGAAGGTATGTTTCAGGGTCTGAGTAATTTTCTTGCAGCTGGTGGAAGTATAGATGAATATATGATGAGAGCATTTCCGCAGACAGCAGGGATAAGTACAAAAAGATTTGCTGCTCTTCCTAAAGGTCTATCTAAAGCGGCAGTAAGAGGAGGTGCATCTAAGGTTGGAGGAATGCTTAGTAGAAGAGTACCGTTAGCGGGAGGTTTACTACAGGCAGCAACCGGAGATCCAATCGGAGGTGCAGGTACAGCAATAGGTGGTACTATTGGTGCAAGTATTGGAACAGCAATAATGCCAGGTATAGGAACAGTAGTAGGAGGTCTTGTAGGTGGAGGTATTGGACAGAGTGCTACTAGAGGTTTAGCAGGTATAGATATAAACGATCCATATAGTGGCCCTGATTTAAATCTGTTCGGTATTCCTTTAACTCCTTATGCTAAGACTAAAAAGAAAAAAGAAAGAGCTAGAGAAGAATTAGGTAAAGATATGGCTGCAATGGAGCCATTTATCCAGAAGCAGATGGGTAGAGAGATGGCAGCTCAACAACAGGTTATAACAGGAAATCTAATGAATACTGCTTTAGCTAATGCACGGTTTGGGAGGTAATTAAATGAGAAATTATTCATACTATCCATCTACACCAGGCTTCGGTACCGGTAATATGTCTATGATACAAGGTAAATTTATGCCATCCAATCCTAATTTTGTAGGAGCTGGGGCAAATAAAAATTTCAATCCTTACATACAAGGCAAATTTATGCCATCCAACCCTGATTTCGTAGGAGTAGGTGCTCCAGTGGCTGGACCAGAATCTAACATATATGCTGGACTAAAAGGTTTTAAGAATAATGAGCAAAACCCCTACGGGAAGATAGATGAGCGTACTGGTTTACCTACCTCTGGTACAGGCTTACCTACTAGTATTGATAAGGAAAGAGACATTTTTAAAAAGAGAGAAAAAGAAGTAGAAAATAAAACACCAAAACCTCCAAAAAAAGACGAAAAGAAACCATTTGATTTTGAAAAATTCATGAAGGATCGAGAGGCATTTAGTCAAAAAATACTAAACCAAGCATATATAGCCGGAGGAGCTGATGCCGCAGGTAGAAGTATTTTAGAAGGTAGTAAGGTAGCTGCTGAAAGTGTGATACCTAACATGATGGCTGGTACTACAGGTTTGTTAGCAAGTATGGCTCAAGGTAATAAATCTATTGCTGCTGCTTTTGGAGTTCCTATTTCTGTTCCGCAAAGAATGGGATACTACAGTTAAAATGTTTATAAGTAGGAGGTAACATGTTCGGAGCACTTATAGGAGGAGGATTAAGTTTAGCAGGTAGCATAATGGGTGGAAACCGAGCACTCAGAGCTGCTGAACTTGGAGCTAGATCAGATGCTGATAAATTAAAGTTCGGCATCATGGGTCAACGAGAGCAGGGATATGGAGCTGCTGCTGGTGGTATAGCGGGTAGAGTTGGTCAAGATATATTAGCCACCTTAGGACAACAAAGAGAAAAAGATGCCTTTAACTATATGACAGGTATAGGTGCAGATAAGAAAAGAGCTGCAAATATGGCTGACATGAGAGCATTTACAGGATTTAAATTAAGTCCTGAATTTGGAGAAGCTAAGAGAAGAGAGATTGCAAGAAAGAAAGATATGTTGAGGGCACAAGCTATGTTTAGTCCTGAAGCATTTAAATATGGTCCTATAGCTTTTCCTAGAGTAAGTTAAGGAGGATAAATGGGAGCACCCAAGATTACCTATGAATCACCGAAGATCGAAAAGGATAATACCTTTCGAGATTATCTTCAGTATCAACAGGATCGTGAATTACAACTAGATGAACGTGCTGATCAGGCTAGAGATAGAGGTGATGCTCAGACACGTAGAAGAAGAGAGCAGGGTGCTCTAGGTTTTGATGCTTTTTCTCAGAATTTACAAAAACAAGTTGAAGGTGGTACTACTGCATATGCAGATGCTCAGAATAAATTACAAGACTATATTTCTAGATATGATCTAAAAGCTGGATTCCAACCTGATACTCAGACTAGACAACAATCATATTTTGAAGATGTACTAGATGATGAAGGAAAGAAAACAGGCGACAGGATAAGAAAGACAAGAGAAATAACTGTAGATACCCCTGGAGCAACTCCCGGATTTCAATTTGATACTTCTGCAATAGGTGATTTCCAAAATCAATTACAAACTCTGTATCAAGGTACAGGAGAGCTAGATACTGTAACAGGTAAGAAAGATAGAGGTATAAGAGGACAGAGATTTAGTGCTGGTGTTGAAAAAGCCTACAGAGATCTCCTTGGTAGAGAAGGAACTGAGGATGAATTAACTCAGGCAATGTCAGACTTTGATAATTCACTTGTGAAGAGTGCTGGAGACTTTAGAGATCAATTAAAAGGATCTAGTGAATATACTAAGCAGTTTAATAACAATTACATGGATAACTACTATGACACCATGTATGCAAGTAGTCCAGCAGATAGAACAGATTCTGAAGGCAACGTATCTAAGAAACGTAAATATACATTTGATTCATCCGTATTACCCGGCTTTGATGCAGAATCACTATCTGAAAGAACTGGCATAACTTTACCTGATTATGAGTCTTACTTTAGTGAGGCAAGATCTGTAGCAGAACTGGAAGACCAAAGACAAAGTATTGCTCAGACCAGAGACTTTATCTATCAATCAGGTATTACAAGTTTGCAGGGTGAGATAGAGAAGGAAAATAGAAAGATTGAGATACAGGGTAAGAAAGATGTAGCTAAAATTGATCAGGCTACAAGTATGTACAGTAACCTAATAGGGTCATTTAACTTCTAGGTTTAATAATCCTATAATAAAAATATTCAAAACTATTAATAAAAATGGAAGGCGGACAAGTAGAAGGAGCTACAACTGGAAGTGCTACTTCTGGTGATTTTGATATCAGTAGATTCCAACAACTCTTAGACAAATTGGAAGCATCCAAAAAGCGTCAGCAGAGACAAAGATCAGTAGAAGGACGTAGAGACATCTTCGCTCAAGGTCTTGCTGGCATGATGAGCAATTTCTAAGTACTCTAGAATATATAGGTTATAACTATGGCTGTTGATACAACTTACGATTCAGACGATTATTTTGATCTGGATAAGTACAGACAGGCAGCTGGTGTAGCCTACGAATTTTCCAAAAAGAAAATGGAGACCGCTGGTGAACAAGAAAGAGAAACAATCGGTAAAGGTGGTCAAGAGACTAGAGAAACCGACAGGCAACAGCAAAGGTTTAGGGAAAGGGACGAAGAAAGAGATCGTAAACAAGCCCAATCAGCTTATAAATATTGATCTATTCAATTCATGGGTAGATAATCTAGACTCCTCTACACAGGAGTCTTTTTGCTCTTTTGCAGCAGATAATTATTCTGTAATTGAAGTTTATCTATATGCACGTTTCTTAGGCTATGAAGGTACGATAACTGCTTGTGATCTATGGATAAAAGATAATTATGTAAAGCCAGATCATAGGAAGAAGTTATTGTATGAGATTGATGAGATGCAAGAAGATATTAGAAAGTTAAGAGAAGATATTGAGAATGGTGCAGTAAAAAGAGATGCTGGTGTTGGTCGTATTGCCCAGATGCAGAAAGAACTTAGAAGCACCATATCAGAGATAGAAACATTTACTAATACCAAAGATAGGAAGGGTTTATTGATGGCGGGTGCAGATAGAGCTATTCGTGAATTAATGTTTATATTTAAAGATGATCCAATCGAAACTCCTTTGGAAGAGGCAACTATGAGTGTCTGGGCAAGAATGCAATTACAGGAATAGTTCAGTTAAAATAAAGAGAAATGAATAAATAAGATTGGTGCGTAATGGCTAAGAAAAAAATGCCACCTCAGCTTCTTGAGTACTTTAAAAATAAGAACGAGAAAAAGGAAGATGGCTCTAAGATGAGCGATAAGGAGAAGAGAACTGCAGCTCTAGATAAGGCAAGAAAAGCTAAGAAAGCCGCTAAGACTTATAAAGATAAGAAAGGATCAGAGAAGCCAAAAGAAGAGAAATAAGGTAATATTTAGTAGTAGCTTAAGTATTAATAAGTGCCTTCATATCAGCACCTAGCATATCGTCGTAATGCGAAAGCTGCGGCTAGAAAACAACAGATTAAGAAACCAAAGAATCTTGAATTAATACAGCAAGCTAAGGAAGATTTTGGATTCTTTTGTGAATATGTAGCAGATAAACCACCGGCGTATCATCATAAAACCTGGCATCAACATTTCATAACTAACGAAGATAGTACTTGTTTAATAAAAATAGCTGGGCCTAATGTAGATCTATTAGCTCCTAGAGGGTCTGCTAAATCGACTGTACTAGGTCTTTTAACTGCGTGGGCTATTGGTATTCATACAGAGGCTAAACGACCCTTACAAGTTCTATACCTTTCATATACAGTTGATATTGCCAGATCTAAATCTGCAACTATAAAAAGAATTATAGAAAGTAAAAGATATCAGGAAGTATTTCCAAAAGTAAGACTACTTAAGAATGTAACCAGTAATGAATATTGGTCGATAGATCATAAGTTTGCAGGGATAGATACAACAGGTGAAGAACAATTTACATTATGTGCAGCTGGATTGAAAGGTTCAGTTACATCTAAGCGTTCTCATTTGGTCATGATTGATGACGCTATAAAATCTTCTGCTGATATTGCTAATCCAGATATTAGAAAGCAGATGCAAGAAAACTGGAACGCAGTTATAGCTCCTACTATGTTTGAAGGAGCAAGAGCTATCTGTCTGGGAACTAGATTTAGACATGATGATATTCATGCAACTACATTCAATGAACAGAATAACTGGACTCAAATTGTTTTATCCGCTATCCAAAACGATACTAAAACTGGAGAAGAAGAATCATATTGGCCGGAGATGTGGTCTTTGGAATATCTGAAAGAGAAAAAGAAACAAGCACCTATTGCTTTCTCTTTCCAATACATGAATCAGATTGTTAGACAGAATGAATTATCATTAGCACCTGAACTTATTGTTAAAGCTGAGATAGCAACCGAGTTTGATACTCTTGGTATAGGTGTTGACTTGTCAGCTGGTACTAGAGAAAAGAATGACTACACAGTTATGGTATTGGGAGGAAGAATAGAAGATCGGATTCATATAATTGATTATCGAAGAATAAGAGTTATGGGTAATTTAGAAAAACTAGATGCTCTAAAAGAATTACTAAACGATTGGTCAATCATAGGACAAGATGCAAATGGTAATTATTTTCCAACTTATTCAACTTGTGATATATGGTCTGAAGCAGTTCAATATCAGGCATCACTGGAAGCAGACTTCAAACGAGTGTGTCAAACTAATGGTGGTTTATATAATTTGATTTGGCATCCAGTTAAAGGATTCAGAGCAGATAAGTTAGCTAGATTTAGAGGAATCATGGGTATGTTTGAAGATAGAAAAATAGTATTTAATAGATTTAGAAACTTTACTCATATGTTTGAAGAACTTACTAATTTTGGGGTAAGTGGACATGATGATTGTGTTGATGCTTTAGTTTGGCTTGTAAATGGATTAGCCCGTAAAGGTCAACTTCATTTAGACTTTTAAT